CGCTATATACTATAAAAAAGTCAGGAACATATATAGTGTGCTTGCCTGTTAAGGGATTTTTATAAGGAATTTTAATTGCTTCTGATGCCCATTTGCTTACACTAGGGTGTTCGTCACAAAATTTCATAAATGCAAACTCCCAACTCGAGCGATATGTTGGTGTTTTAGTACCTATGTACTTTTCTGGGTTTTTTGGAGTAAATTTTCCTTGTGCAAAGCGACCCATATCATACTACTATATTTCTTTTTTCTAGTTTTTCAACTGGAGTTTCAGTTTTAAAGCCTAATGTACTAATTTTTTCTCTATTGTAGTTTAAAATTGTTGCAACTATCTTACTTAATTGTACTTTTGTCAATCCTTGTAGTGTGTCTATTAAATCAAACACATTTACATCATCTAATTTTGCTTGTGTTAACAAAACTGTAGCAACACTTTGTGCTGCGGTCTTTTCAAATCCTCTTTTTTCAAAAAACGCAATAACAGCGTCAACTTGGTTACTAGGAAATGATATACTTTTTGTAAAGTATTGGTCAAAAAATTCTTTTGTTTCGTCTGCACTATCTGTAGATACAGATTTTGGTAAATTAGACATTTACGCTGTCTCCGTTTAGCTCTTTATACTGTACAATTACATTACTTGCAATATTTATGGCCTTTATATTTCCATTTTGTACAAGTTGAACAAATTCATCTCGAAATGCTGCTTGATCAGCAGCATCTAGTGCAGAAAATGTTCCTACTCCGTTAGCAACATCACCTACAACGCCTGTAGCATATGCTTTGCGTACTGAACTTAGTAATAAATCTTGATTTGTAGCAAAATTACCTAAAATTTCGTTTGCTCCTAATCTTTTTGTTGCTTTTACAGTAGTAACAGGAGTAGCTTCAGTTGTTTGTGTTCCACTTCCGCCATTTTTAGGAAAACTTGTGTTAGCTAAACCGCTTACATTAACACCTGTTGTATCTCTAATGGTATTTCCTACTATACCGTATGCTTCTTTTCTAATTCCTTCGCTTGTTAGCTCTTTAGCATTTTTAACAGTGTTTACACCTTTAATAATTGTGCCTAGTCCTATGTTTCCACTAGTAATATCTCCTATAACACTACCAGCACCAGATAATACACCGCCAGTTCCAAACAAACTAGCTGTTCCACCACCTGCTACACTAATAGGACTCGGTGAACTGTCATAATGGTCAACACCAAAACCTTTTGGTGCATTTCCTTCTTCAACAGGACCTCTTGCATAAAATACTGTTTCATATTGTACTGTCATTTGATTAGCACTAGGCTCTGCACCCAATGATTGATCCATAGTATCATGTTGAAAATCAGAAATTAAAGGATTTACAAGAGTATATGTTGTGTATTCGTGTCTTGCAAGTTGACTTATTTGTATACTTGTAAAAAATGGTTCGTAACTATCGTTGTCAAAACCGTGTCTTGGTAAATTTTCTTTACTTGTGTAAGTATTAAATCTACTGTAGGGTCCTGATGTTTGATTAGGCTTGCCTGCAGAGTCTACACTACCATAGTTACCGTCTCTGTAATAGTATCTATAGTAACCTTCCCACATTAGTGTAGTAATACCTAAGTTATCATCATGGAAAGTAATATTAACAGGATCATAATCTATTCTTGTTTGTAGGTTTTTCTTTCTGTTGTACATATTTTTTGTTTCTACAGAAATTTTGTACTTAGGAAGATCTACACTCTTAACAAGCATATTAACTTCGTTGCCATGTTTACTTGTAAAGCCTGGTAATACTCTACCTACAACTTCTTCGTTTAAATTAAATGCAACGTGATATAGAAATTTCGTTTTAGGCGAAAGTCTATGTTGGTTATCAGTATACAGACGGGCTGCATGTGCATAATCGGCCATATCCCCCTTAGGGTTTAAGGCGCCATTAACTAAATTATCTAAGAATCCATTAAACAAGCTCATAATAATATTTATCCATATGAATAATGTACGTAGATAATAAAAAAGGGACCTTACGGCCCCTTTTTAAAAGGTTTTTAACTAGATTAGCTAGAAACGCCAGTTGTTTGTGGTACTGTAGATAATGCTCTACCTACCGCTGTACCAATTCCGCCGCCTGCTTGTCCTGATGTTTGGATAGCATTGTCGTATTTGATACCTAGTGAAACTGTAACTGGTTCATTTGTAGCATATGCTAATGAGTTATAGTTTGCACTTTCTAAGTAACAACCGTATAGTTCAAATGTTTCTAGTACTTCTGGTGCGTAGTTTCCGTTACCACCGTCTAGCATTTCAATTCTTGTTACGAATTTATAGTCTAGACCTGAAGCAGCACTTGACTGTTCTAAGAAGTCGAATTGCTTCTGTAGTTGCTCACCGACAAGTTTCTGAACAGCACCTGTTGCATCGTCACGTAGTGTCAATGTAATTGCTTCCCATGTATGCTTACCTGCAAGATATACTCTTGAGTTGTAAACATCAATGGTCATTGTTTCGAAACTTACGTTCGGTCTTGTCACGTCTTGTACTTGCTTTGTAAGTTCGGTAACTTCACCTGCACTTACACCAAAGTTTTCTAGAGATACTCTAAAACGGTATTGTAGTTTGGGCATTAGCAGCCCTTGGTTTGCAGGGCTACTATCCGAAGCTAGTGGTACCGTAAATCTTGTTAGTGATGAAATAGCCATTTAATTTGCTCCTAAGTTATAAGTATTTATCATTTACAAGCCTGCTATTTCACCAGTATTTTTCAAGCGTAGCGGAATGTATATAAACTCCACAGCCTTCACTGGTTCAATTGCGATATCTAAGTATAGCTCATTACGATCTATTCTAGCTGGTGTGTTGTTTGATTCATCACATACAACTAGGTAGTCATATAAGCCTCTTGAACCTACTAGTTCAAGCATTAGACTCTCTGCTGCCTGTTTAATTTGATCCCTAGTGATCTTATCATTAGGTTCAAAAATGTAAGGCTTAGCAAGTTTGTTAAGTTGACTACGTAGGAAGATTACTAGTCTTGCAACATTAATTCTATCTAATGCGCTAGATCCTCTTGCACGAGTCTTCTGTCCAAAGTTTACAAGTCCTGCACCTGTGATAAACGTAATCGGGTTAACGTTATTGCTATATAGCGTATCACGTTGTCCTTCGTTTAGAGCAACTGATACAAATTCGCCTTCGCTATTTAAGTATCCTGTTGCTGTAGCATTAGTAATGCCACCACGTCTTGTGCCTGCTGGAGCAAACCATGGGTAGCTAACTTGGTCACTTAATGCAATAGTTCTTAGCATCATGTGTGAAGCTGGAACTACAACGTTGTTACCAAAGTTGTCGCTTGTAAATCCTGCTGGGTAAAAAATACCTAAGTACTCATCTCTTGAAACAAGTCCTTTATCGTTATCTTCTACAGCTAGATTTACGTTAGTTGCCCATTCATTTAGTGAAGTAGCATCTGGTGTTAGTCTCATTGGACTGTCACCTAAGATAAATGCTGTTAAGCCTCTATCATAGTTTAAGCTAATCATTTCACCAATTAGTTCTGGATATCCTGGAGTTGCCATAATGTTAAAGATTCTTGACTCATCGTCACGAATATCATCATTGCTGTTTACCATTGCTTGTAGTTGTTGTACAACAACTTTACGCTGAGCAATACGTCCGAATGAACCACTACCGTCTTCTTGGTTAGCAGATTCAGTTACCCAACGATGTGGATAATATGAATCTTGTGATTCGTCGTTAAAGCGTCCGTTATCTGCTGTTGTATCAACATAGTTACGTACAAACTTCTTAACGTTAAATCCGCTTCTGCGTGTGTTCCAAAGCATCATACCTTTTGGATATAGTGCTGGATCAGGGCAATCAGTATCTACAAAGTTGCTGCTTAGTAAGTCAGCAATCTCACCTGCTGTATTACTATTAGCACCAGCTGTATTATAACGTGCATCACCAAAGATAATGCCATTTTCTGTAGTACCGTCTGTCTTGTCAACTAGCTGCCACTTTAGAAGTGCGCCGTTGTACTTGTAAATTGTTGGGTAATTTTCTAGGTCTGCTGTTGAAACCCAAAGATCACCATTTTTAAGTGCTGTACCATCTGATTGTGTAGTTGGCTCGCTTGCAGAAACAATTGGTCCATTTGGATCAGTTTGATCTGCACTTGCTGCTGCCCAGTATGGTGAAGTACCTGTTAAGTATCCTACCCACTTGCTTCCGTCGTTAACTAGAATGTCAACTTCGTCTACAATTGAGTTGTACCATAGTGCGCCGTCTGCTGTTAATGCTGTTGGAGCATCGCCACTTGCTGTATAAGAAAGTACTTTCCAACTTGAAGCAACAAAATCATTTGCTGAATCACCTGCTGGTGCAGCATATAGATTTGGTGTACCTGTATTTGCATCAACATATGCAGCAAAGCCCATTAGTGCAAATACACCGTCTGTATCAGCAATACGGAAGTCACCGCCGTCGTTGTGTTTAATTACTACACGGTTTTGGCTGTCTACTTCTGCTTCAATGTTTGTTAAACCTGCTGAGTTAATTGCACCTGCAATAACGTCTGCATCTGAAGATGCTCCAGTTGTAGTTGCACTTACTGTTACAGCTGAATTTAGAGCCATTTGATTTGTAATTGACTCTTGAATATCAAATGTATATGTTCCTGCTGCTACTTGTGCTGCAATTTTATCACTTGTGATTGTTGTAGCACCTGCAACACTCTTACGGAAAATCTTAAATGTTGCTAATGCATCGCCTTCTGCAACATTTGACTGTACATAAATTTCACCTACAGCAAGATTTGCTCCGCCGCCTGCTCTGTCTAAGTTGTAAAGAGCTGCATGGTTAGATGCATAAATTGGTGCAGCAACTTGCTCCCATAATTGTGTATCTTCGTTGTATACCTTTACTCTGTAACGAGCACCTAAGTTTGGTTCAGTAGTCTTAACCCAAATAGATCCACTTGGACGTGGTGTGCTATCACCTGATTTAAACTCTGGAACACTAGTATGTGGAGCAATGTTTAATGCTGGCGCTGCATAACTTCCTGCTGCAATACCAACTTCTCCTGCTAGTCCTGTTCCTTCTGCAATAGTTACTGTGTCTGAAGATGAACCATTATTGTAAATTGCTAGTTTTCCGTCTACAACCGCTGCTGTAATTCCGTCTGCAATTAGTGCTGTTGTAATATCTTGTGCAACGGCTGTAAGTGTAGTACCGCTACTTGCAATAGTTGAACCATTGATTAGCATTGTTGCACCGTTTGTTACTGTTGGGTTGCTTTCAGTACCTGTAACTGATGCCCAACTCTTCTTCCAATCTGCGCTACCAACTTGTACCCATGCTGTTGCATTTCTGTAGTATATTTTGTTAATTGTTGTAGTTGTTACTACAGCGTAGTCGCCTTCTGTTCCTACAGATGTTAATGGAGCACCTGTTGCTTGTCCGCCTATTAGCTTAGTTGCATCATTAATTACAACTGGGGTTTTTACAGTAAATGCTTGACCGCCTGGCACTGTAGCTGCCGCGCCATTCCACTCAAAAATACCCCATGATGTAACTTGTGTGTCAAACCAATAAGTACCATCTGCTGGATCAGCTGCTGGTGCATCTGCACTTGCTTGTAGTGCGCCCATGTCAATGTCTGCGCGAACAACATATGCTCTGTTGCTAACACCTAGCAATGAGTAAGCTGCTTGTAGTCCATATTCATTAAGCTCTCCGCCATGAATTGGATTATTATTGTTGTCTGTATAAAACAGTGGATCGCCAAAGGTCTCTGTTAAGTCACGCTGTGAAGTAAGCAAATAAGGCTTACCAGCATTTGCTTTCAGTGTACCTGCAGCAATACCTGTGCCAGCGCCATTTGTTTTGTTTTCGGCGGTGGCTACGAATATCATTGGTACAGTGCCTGGCTCAGCTGGAGTGTAAAAACTCTCGTCTATAACGCTGACCTGTACTCCTGGTGATGTTAGTGCCATTTTTTAATCTCCTATAAGGTATAAGTTGCTACATGTATTTAGTCATCTGCGGATAATTTACCCTATTATATCACCAAAAAAAGGGGCGATAAAGGTGAGGTAAATACAATATGAGACCTTTATGCGTGTGTGGACATAGGCCTGCTGCTATTAATTATAAAAAAGCAGGCAAAGTTTACTATAGACAAAAATGCGAAATCTGCCTAAAACACAGAGGAACCGCTTACGGTATTCCTAAATGGAAACAAGCAGGTTACGAAAAAAAGGATACTTGTGAAAAGTGTGGATTTACTAGTAAGCATTCAGAACAATTTAATGTGTTTCATATGGACGGCAATTTAGATAATTGCCATCCAAGAAATTTAAAAACTATTTGTGCTAACTGTCAACGTATTCTTCAAAAAAGTGGTGTGAAGTGGAAGCAGGGAGACTTAGTCCCCGATTTTTAAAAATTCTACGCATTAATATTGCTACGTTCTTTTCCAGTCTTGTTAAGTCGCCGTTGTTGTCAATTGTAAAATCACACATCCACTGTTCGATGCTCATTGAACTAGGATCTTCTGTGGGCAAATGATCTGTACGATCTACCCAAATAGCATAATCAAAAATTTCTTCGTTCTGCATTGCAAAGAATTCACGTTTATTGCGTAGTCCACAATAGATATTATTTTGTGCAAACAAGTTACGTCCTAGTCGTGCTAAATCGTCCTTGCAATAATCGTGAATCATATTATACCATTCTGTACGATGATTATGACGATCTGCATAACATTCTTCTTCGTCAGCATAACCGTACTTGTCTTTTAATTCATCAAAAATAAACAGCTCTGAACAAAATTTAGAACTAGATTGAAAACTATAGCCGTATTTTTCTAGCATTTCACAGACAGTATCTTTGCCATGCCTGCCGTGTCCAACAACAAGTAGTTTAGGTAACATAAATTATCCTTTGCACAATATACTTTACAGTATACAGAATAATTAAGTTTTTGTCAAGTATTTTTTACTTTTTTTGGCTTGTCGTTCTGCCCAGGCTGCT